GAAGTATTAAACGATATAAGTCGTTTCTCACATAGTTGCGTAGAGTTAATACGTGGTAGATGTGGGGAGTGTTTTTGGTGTAAAGAACGAGAATGGGGATTTAAAGAAGCAGGAGAACAAGACTATGGCACGGCCTAGAAAAGCAAGATTAACAGAAGAGAGAACATATTTCAAACCCTTTAACTACCCATGGGCGTACGATGCATGGCTTAAACACGAACAATCACATTGGATACATACAGAAGTACCAATGGCAGAAGATGTAAAAGACTGGAAAGATAAGCTAAGTGAAGCTGAAAAGGCTTTTCTGTCTAACATATTTAGATTTTTTACACAAGGAGATATAGATGTAGCAGGTAGTTATGTCAATAATTATCTACCACACTTTCCACAACCAGAAGTTCGTATGATGTTGTCAGGCTTTGCAGCCAGGGAGGCACTACATATAGCAGCATACAGTCATCTAATCGAGACATTGGGCATGCCAGAGTCTACTTATAGTGAGTTTCTAGAGTATCAAGCGATGTTAGATAAACATGAATACTTCATGGAGTTGGCAAATTCTAATGGCACACCAGCGTCTGTTGCTACAAATATAGCAGCATTCTCAGCATTTACAGAAGGCATGCAACTGTTCTCATCTTTTATTATGTTACTAAACTTTCCACGTCACGGCAAGATGAAAGGTATGGGACAAATTATAACCTGGAGTATTGTTGATGAGACAATGCACGCTGAATCTATGATAAAACTATTCAGACAATACATAAAAGAGAATAGAAAACTGTGGAAGGACAAATTAAAGAAAGATATTTACGACATAGCAGAGAAGATGGTTGAATTAGAAGATAAGTTTATCGATTTAGCATTTGCTATAGGGCCAATGGAAAATCTAACAGCAAAAGATGTTAAGAAGTACATTAGATATATAGCTGATAGACGCCTTATAAGTATGGGAATGAAAGGAATATTTAAACATAAAAAGAATCCTTTGTTGTGGGTAGAGGAGATGATTAACGCTCCTACTCATACAAACTTCTTTGAGAACAGGGCTACTGATTATGCCCGTGGTGCTCTGTCAGGAGACTGGAGCGAAGTATGGGGAGCTGCAAAGAATGGCAGATAAGCAAAGATTTGAATGTGTGTCGTGTGAAGGCGTAGGACACATAGAACACGACCAAGACCACGAGTTTTATCAATTAAACTATTGTCCTTTTTGTGGTGAAGAAATGGAAATGGAACCAACATTTGAATACAAATCAATATATGAGCAAGAATATGAAAATAACAATCAATGATATAGGTGGTGTTGTAGTTAAAGCTAACGACACGTATGAAGTTAAAGACAACTCACACCTAAACAACCTAGTATTAAGTAGCACACGACTATACCCAGGTAAACAAACCACAGGACATACACACGCAGGACAAGAAGAAGTTTACTTTTTTGTAGAAGGAGAGGGCCTAATAAAGATAGAAGAGGGGGTGTGGCCTGTTAAAGCAGGAGATATTAAGCTAATAGAAGATGGAGAGTTTCATCAAGTAATCAACGATTCTGATGAAGATCTGTACTTTGTCTGTGTTTTCGACGGTAAAAGGACACATAAATAGTCGTATGGCTAAGGAAAAGAAAAAGCACAGGGTATATTGTACTTATTTTCCAGACGGAAGATATTATATAGGCTACTCATGCAAGACAGACAAACTCTTTGAGAACTATTTTGGTAGCTCAAAGCTTGTTAAAGAATGCACACAAACATTAACCAAAGAGATTATAGCAGAATTTCCTTCACGTGCTCCAGCAAAGATGCAGGAGTTTTTATTACAGTGGCAACAAAGAGAAGACGATAGATGTGTCAACGATATGTTACATGTCAGATTAAGAGCTAGTCATCTAAAAGATTTTAAACCTATTGAGTGGCAACCCAATATAACACATTTGGCCACTTGGAGAAACTGGGGCGTAAACTAATGTTTCAAACTAGAAGTATGACGTTCATAGTAGGAACGGTATTTTCAGCACTCGCTGTCTCAGCAGTAGCTGCATACTTTTCTATTGTCGGACTAATGGCTATATTCTCAGCACTACCCATGGCTATTCTATCTATGGGTGTAGTATTAGAAATAGCTAAGCTCGTTACAGCCTCATGGATATATCAGTACTGGCAACGTGTAACTTTCCTAATGAAAACCTATATGGTTACGTCTGTTGTTGTTCTATCCATTATAACATCAATAGGCATATTCGGGTTCCTATCTAAAGCACATTTAGACCAAGCAGCAGTATCAGGTGATGCACAAGCAAAAGTTGCCCGTGTTGAACAACTTATAGAACGAGAAAACGGCAAAATAGCAGCTGCTGAGGATAGAATACTCAGAATACAACAGGGTTCAACCCTTGACGTAACGGAAAGCATACGTCAACAGGAAGAGATACGAGATACAGCGTGGGAAAGAATCCAAGGCGATATAACATACGCCGAGGAACAAATAGACAAGATACGGGCTAGTTTGGATACAGATTTAGCTCTAAAACAACAAGAACTTGACGGTTTAGATGCTATAGTAGCATCTTATACTAACCAAGGGACAACTACAACAAACCAAGGAGCTTTTAGAAGAGGTGATGTTGTTGATAATGTGGCATTAGGAGTGCAAGTAAGGGCTAGCCAGCGAGAGGAAAGAGATGAGATAGATGAAGAGATGTCTGAACTTAGAAGTTATGCTGAAGAACAAATAGCAGGATATCGTAATCAAATTATAGAATATAGGACACTCACACAAGGCGACATAGATAGAGCTAATGATGAGATAAACAGGTTACGAGAAAATGAGAGCCAGAGCTCAGCTACTAGAGACGTAGCGATAGATCAGATACAAGAAGACATCGACGAAGCATACGATCAAATAGGAACATATAACGAGGATTTATTTGAAGAAAGGGCTATTGTAAGAGAGCTTAGCAAGGAAGTTGGCCCCGTCAGATATGTAGCACAGTTTCTCTACGGTGATGACACAACAGAAAATATTGATAGAGCCGTAGTAATCCTTATACTCTTATTGATATTTGTATTTGATCCACTAGCTATTATTCTAGTGATAGCAGCAAACCTTAGTATAAAGGAGAGGCTTGGTGGATTAATAACACCCATACGATTAGATGATGATGTCGTTGAGAAGGAAACAGTACCTGAAGTGGGTATAACAGCAGCCCATAAGCCAGAGCCAGACTCTTGGCAAGCTAAAGGATCACAAGCAACAGAAAAACAGTTTGTCCTTGGCCCAGATACTGTGAAAGTAACAGAAGACATGCACATCGATATGTTCTTAGAAGACAGTGGTACACTAGAACCAGAACAAATGCAGGGAACGTTGAACTGGCAGGAAACAACAGAGAATAAAGTGTTAGATAATTTTAAACCAACAGAAGATGATTGGTTACCAGCAAAGTATGGTGACGAGTCTGCGATGGATCCTAAAAAAGAAAAAGATTTACAATGGTTAATTGATAGTAAAAAGGAGAAGAATGATGCCTAATATAGAAGAGAAAGGGTATGAGCCCAGACGTAACGATGATGACTACCGACAAGAGGTAGAAGGATTGTTAAAAATAGGATATGGACAGTTTAGATTCCATAAGGTAGACGGTAGTGTAAGAGAAATGAACTGCACACTCAAGCCTAATGTGGTCCCGAGTGTAGATAACCTACGTCAAACCGCTGATCAAGTAGTGGTATATGATGTGGACGCAGAAGGCTGGAGGACTGTTACATATGACAGAGTCCTTAGTTGGAAGTTCTTAGGTGAAACAACAACACCCACACCACAAGTATCTACCTGGCAAGAAGATAATAGCTAAATGGTACTCTAGACAATTGACCTTTACTTCAATAGGTCTTATAATTATACATGTGAATATAAAAATAGGAGTCCCATTGTGGCACGAACAAAGAAACGTACGATATACCTGGTACCAGAACCTAATTGGGGTAAGGCCCAGCTGGCAGTAACAGAAAAAGAAAGACAGAAAATATACAGCGCATCTGAATATTTCATACACAATGAAATATCCAATAAGGAATGTTATAAGTCCTTCAGGGACTGGGTTAAAACCACATCAGGTTGGACTAAAGATGAAATTAAAAGAACTTTAGCAGCTCCTGATTATGCCTTTGTATCTATTTCAAAATACACTTGGTGGGCTCTTAAAGTAGGTTGGATGCTAAAAAGCCAACAAGAATACATCTACAAAAAGCTACCTGAGTTTGACAAAGCAGCCGAAAGGTATGCCATAGAAAAAGCACATAGATCGTCTATGGTGGTTGTTCCAATAAGGCATGAGCTACCTATACTCATAAATGCTATTGATACAATAATAGACAGATTGGGTGACGGTAAAAAGATTATGGACAACGAACAATTACTCAGAGCCTTAAAACTTAACAAAGAAGAAATGGCAGAGGCTCATAAGGAAATATCATATCACTATGATGAATTTACAGAGCTTGTTAGAGTTCGTAACTTAAGGAAAAGATCTGATTGGGATAACCAGTTAATCGAAGGTTATAGTCATATCAATAAACCTAATGCCAGGAACATAGTAGCACATTTAAAAGAGCTATTAGACCTGTTACAATTAGGAGCAACACCCAAGAAGGCAGTTAGACGTACTAAGGCACAACCACCACATAAGATCGTGGCACGTTTACGACACATGAAAGCCAGCAAGGAGTTAAATATACCATCCTTTAGTCCTGTAGAGATATTAGGCAGCTCAGAAGTGTGGGTGTACGACACTAAGCGCAGGCGTTTAGGACTTTACAAGTCTAAAGACTATGGGGGCTTGGGTGTTAAAGGAACATCTATTACAGGCTATGATCCAGATCAATCCTATGAGAAAACTCTAAGGAAACATGAGGAGCAGTTAAAACAATTCATGAGGCTAAGCAAAAATGCTATCAGCCCTTATGTAGATAAAATACGAGGCAAGAAGATGAAAGTTAAAACTCGTATCAATCCTCACATGCTACTCTTAAAGGCGCAGTAATGATAGTCGTAGATTATAACCAAACAGCTATAGGCAACTACATGGCAGAAGTCCGTGGACGTACCGATGTGGAACCTAATCTACCTATACTTAGACATATGATATTAAATACCATACGCTCCTATAAGAAACGCTGGGGCCGTGAATATGGAGAGCTTGTAATAGCATGTGACAACAGACGTTATTGGAGACGTGAGGTATTTCCTTTTTATAAAGCAAATAGGAAAAAGTCACGGAGAGATAGCCCACTTGATTGGAGCAGCATATTTGATGCACTTAACATAGTTAGGGACGAGTTGGCAGAAGTCTTTCCTTATCCTGTTATAGATGTAGATGGTGCAGAGGCAGATGATATAATAGGAACATTAGCAGCGTATAGCCAGACACATGGCACAAGCCCAGAGGAAAGCGGCATGTTGCCATTTGATGAACACATACCAGATCCTTTCCTTATAGTCTCAGGAGATCACGACTTTAAACAACTACAGAAATGGGCTAATATTAATCAATGGGCACCAGCACAAAAGAAATGGGTTAAGATTAAAGAACCAGCACAACAAGTCCTATTAGAACATATAATCAGAGGTGATAAAGGAGACGGTGTACCCAACATATTGTCTGCGGATGATGTGTTTGTTAAAGGCATGCGTCAAAACTCTATTAGAAAGGTTAAATTAGCAGAGTGGAAAGCACAAAAACCAGAAGAGTTTGTCAACGGTGCCATGGCACACGGGTATAATCGTAATTCTTTACTGATTGACTTAACCAAAACACCGGAAGACATACAGGAAGCGATTATAAATAACTATGCCACACAACGCGGTGGTGATAGGAGTCAGTTATTAAACTATTTTATTGAACATAAAATGAAAGGATTAATTGACGTAATAGATGATTTTTAATAATGAAAGGTAATTAAAATATGGAAAATATACTACTATACGTCGTTATAGGAGCTATAGTGTTAGCAGTGGTACTTGGTTGGAATAAGAATAAAACTTCTACTACAACCATGCCAGGACCTAAACCAACTCCCAAGCCAACAACTACAACATTAGATAATGTTGCACCTAGTAAAGCTAGTCTTCAGAAACTGACTAAAAAGCAGATTGATGATACAGCTGCTGCGCAAGGTGTTAAGCTTGATGCTAGGGAAACTAAAGCTAAAATGATAGACGCATTTATCAAACAGGCCAAGTAACATGGCAAGAAAATTCAGACAACTTGACGAAGCTTTTGACTGGATCTTTGAACCCAGAAGTAAGAAACAACAAGTCGAGAGAATAAAAGAGATTGCATCAGTTAATCAAACTATTGTACCTTTTGTGAGATGGGGTGTTGGAGCTGATAAACCTGAGTGGGGTTTGCCTGAAGGCATGCCAGAACAGACCAAGATCGGCCCAGGCTACATAGAAGATGATATACCAGAAGGTATGGGTGAATCAACACTGACATTAGAGTTTCGTAGGATTAAGCAATTTACAGATCCTAACTCTAATTTAAAGAACCTTCCTCCTTGGAAACAAGAGGGGAATTGGGCTGGAATATTAGAAGGTGTACATCACAAAGAAGCTGCATTTTTAACAGCAGTGAAGGATCAGCAATTGCTCTCACTATATCCTAAATTAGAAGGTATCTTAGAAACCTTAGGCGTAACAAATTATGTTAAACCTAAGAAGAAGAAATACAAGGCTAAAGACGTTTCCGATAAGATGGAAGCGATGAAGGCCAACGTTGACTTCACAAAATAAACATTGGATATACGAAAATGTCCGTGCTGTACATTTAGAAGTATCAACACTTTGTAATTCTATATGCCCCTGGTGTCCTAGATATAATAATTTCTCGCCTAATCTAAATCCTAATCTCGTTGAAGAGGCTTACACCCTTAAACGATTTAAGGATCATTTTCCTCAGGACTTCATAAAACAAATAGATTTCTGGACATTTGCTGGAGATTATGGTGACCCTTGCACGTGTCCAGAACTTCTACCTATTCTCGAACACATCACAGAAGTACGACCCGACTCAAACATGCAGATCAATACCAATGGAGGTATGAAAACGACACCTTTTTGGATAGCTCTAGGTGAGCTATTTAAACAAAATCACAGCAGATATGTTATATTCTCAGTAGATGGATTAGAAGATACTAATCACATATACAGAAGGAATGTGAAGTGGAA